AACTGAATTGCGCAGGTGTTTAACCCGGCATGTGCAGCTATCACGGAAGGCAGGTCAAAAATTTCATAATCCGCGTGGGGAAATGCTTTGTTAAATGACGAAGTTAACTTGTTCATCTGCGAAATTCCTTCAGCATGCAAAATAAAGACTTTGTGTGTATCAACATTGAATCCTTCTTTTTTCATGCTTTCAAATATTGTTTGAAATAGTTTTTCATCTGTTCTTGTCGTCGCAAATTTTTCAAATGCATTCCCGTAGTTTTCCAAAACTAGACCAATTTTGATTTTCAGCATACTACTTAATGCTGCCGCGCGACTTGATATTCTACCTCCACGTTTTAGTTGATCCAGATTTTCTGGTAATAAATAAGTAACT